ATGCTTCAAATACACCGTGTGAATCGCAGTAGTAGTCTCTCAAAATAGCCATAGTTACCCTCTTAGTGCTTCGTTTAGGTCGATTTCGCTGTAATCGTGCCGGTTGACCATGCCCACACGCAGTTTGATGCCTTCAGATGTGACTTTCAGCCCCATGCCGTGCATGATAGGGGGTTGTGCAACCCGTCTGTAGTCTACATAACGGGTATTGTCTTGCCGTTTCATTACCTTGACAGCCCCTGCTTTCCACTGCATGTAGGCTTTATTAACCCTGCGCTGCACCATTTCTGACAGTGGTTCTTTTTCATAATAGAACACATCCAACAATATGGTCTTGGATACCCCAGAAAGCTCTGCAAACAGAGCAACAGAGATACCTCTGTCCTTGTCTTGCAAGAACTTTTTGATCTGGCGTTTAAGTTCAGCCTTGGATAAGGGTGTCATTTTTCTCAACGATGAAACAGAAGTAGCGTTCAGGAATGATATTGTCTTCGTGCTTGAGTTCAAAATCAAAATGCGAGGCTGACAAAGGTGTAAATCCCGCCCTTCTGAACAATGCTTGCCACATGAGTTCCCCTAACACACTGTAATGATTGGGATTGTTCTCGTGCTGGCGCATAGAGTCCGGCGCAGGGACTTCTATGTACATTTTGCCCCTAGGTCTAAGTACACGGTTAAATTCATACAAAGTAAATAAGGGATAAGGCGAGTGTTCTAAAGCCTGGCGACACCATATAAAGTCTACAACCTCACTGGGTACGGGCATGTCTGACATATCGCAGTTGATAACGCAGTGTGACTTTACTTCACAAGCCTGATGGTCTTCTTTGCTGTAAGTGATACCTACAGAATTGGGGTAATCCAACTCCAACATAATGTCCAGAAAGGTTCCCTGCCCACAACCAATGTCCAGCACGTAAGCGTGTTTGGGTATGTTCAAGGGTGTAAAGAAGTGCTTAACAACTTCGGGGATTAGATTGGTGTGAAAGTTGCCTTCTTCTTGTTCAGCGTAGACACTAGACAAGGCCATTTGGGTGTATTGTTCAAACTTCTTATGTTCCATACATGCCTATCCGTTTTAAGTAGTCACTGACGTTACGCCCGACCCCTAGTTGCTCGGGCGTGAATTCTTCTTGAGCTTTGCTGACCATGCGAGTAATCTTTTGGGCAATAAGGCGGGGTTGCACTTGTTCGGCATAGGCCACTGCCGCCAATGCGGAGGCTATGACCCTATCGTCTTTGCCTCGTCCTGGCGCTCCAATGAAACCGGACTCCCTGACAATGCCCTTCATCTCTTCCAGCGTGTCCATGCTCTTGATGCCCATCATCCCGCGTTCAAAGTAATCCTTCATGTACTGAAGCATTCTCTCTTTGCTGTTGGAAGTGGTGAGGTAACCAATGCTGTTGGACAGGCCTCCCAGGGTATCGTTACGTCGCCAAATGTAGTTGGTCATGCTACCCAACACATCCATGAGGCCATGCCCTGTAGCCCCGCCCATAGCGGAGGCCAGGCGTTTCAAGTTCCGTATCTCGTTGATGACGGCTTGACCTGGCCCATTGACTTCAAGGTTGAGGGTAGAGTTTTTGTAAGCGCCAGCCAGGTGAGCGATAACCCAAGCAAACTGGTAGGTGTTCATCTCGCTGGTTGCAAACTCTGCTACTTGATCTAGGCCGTCTGCGTACACACGGTAGACTTGAATGCAGAACCGGTCTGCCCAATCGCTTGACCCGTAAGCGGGGTCTGCGCCGATAACGTAGTAAGCCGTGTCTACGGGTTCCTCCCAAATCTTCAGGGTTCCCAATCTCTCTGTAGAACGGATAACTTCTGTGTCCTGGAATAGCTGACCAAACACGTAGCGGTACATGTCCGGTTGTTCTTTCTTGGCGAGCTTGGCAGCGGCTGTGCAGCGGCTGTTAGAGAAGAAAGATGTGCCGGTCATCACAAAAGCGTAGTCCTCCGTGGGCGGGAACTCTTGGTACATCAGGCTTTCATCCTTGATTCCCTCGTGCATCTTCCAGCGCCACCAGGCCATCTGGCGGGAGTTTATCTCGTAACCGTATAACTTCTTTATATCTTTAACCCATTCCTTCTCTTCACCCGAGAGCTTGCCATCCCAATACACTTTGTAGATGTTGCTCTCTGGGTCAACGGTGTAGTACTCGTTACGCCACCAGCCGCAGAAGATGGCCCTCTGAGTACGGGCGCTCTTCGCCGTTTTGTACATGTCGTGGAAGATGTTGAAGCCCTGGGCCGTACTCTCAAACATGTACAGCCTCTCAGGGTTACGTTCTGCCAGAGAAGCAATCAAGGAGGCTATGCCCTCTTCGTTTCCGTAGGAGGCGGTTTCCGTGCTGTGCAGATAAGTGATAGCCTTACCCTGCCCCAGACGAGACTTGTTGCCAGCAATCTGATAGAAGAGCCTGCTTCTGTTTTTGAGAACCATCTGGTTTCTGTTGTGGGCCACCAGCGGAATCTTGTACTCTTTAGGTAACCCTTCCATGTACATCGCAAGAGTAGACCGGAACATATCCCTGTTCTCCTCTGTATCTGCCACCAACGTTCCCTGCCATCCAGGGTGCGTAAACTGCCAGTACAAGTCAAGGGCCAACGATATGGTGGTAATGCCAAGTTGCCGTCCTTTCAAGATGACAAAGAAGTGGACATCCTCGTCCAACCCCTTCTTAATCTCATTCATCACATACGTCTGAGTCCCCAGAAGATTACCCATCTTCTTTAAGCCCTCCTCCTTCGTCTCAATCTTGAGTTCAGAGCAAAACTTGTAAAACCGGTCTAGGTCAAAGTTCATCTACATTCCAGTTCGCAATCGTCTCTGACACATCCCGACTACGGGCACAGTTAAGCAACTCACGGTAGAAGATAGCAGAATACTTGTCCTCCCACTCCATCACCAATACCCTCTTTGCCTTAGGACTAATGCAAGACAGGGCGCGTTGCATTTCCCTCTTCAGACGCAATCGAGATTCGTACAACTGCATCTGCGTATCCTTGTCTGTACCCATAATCCATAGCCTTATTTACAACACTCACCGTATTCACCTGGTACTGGCGCAACAAAGCATCAAGCGTTACGCACATACAACGCAACTCATCCTCGTCCGCCCACAGCCAGTTATTCATCATCTACGCCGTTCTCCACACCCTTATCACATGACCCTCTGTCTTCGCCATAAACCTTAACCCCAACCGCCTTCCAGCCCTGTAGTTCGCATTTAACACCTTCGCCCTCGCCCCTACAGGCACAACAAACGAATCCCCTACATCCATCTCCTCATACGGATACGCATACACCACCCTCGCATCTGGCATCCCAATACCATGCTCTAACCCAATCTCTTGTATCGCCATATCTACCCCTCTACTAATAACCTAATAATACACTCAAGTCAGATCGCTTGCAACACCCCCCCAGTCAAAAGACAAAAAAAGACCCGCACAAAAGGCGGGCCTAATCTCTGCTAACCACAGAGCAACTGTAAACACACTCTACCAGAAATACAGATTTTTTTATGGGGAGGGGGATGTGGGGGGCACGCCCTACAGCATATTCAAACCCAACTCCATGACCACGTGATGCTGTAGCGTGATGCTGATTCTGATCTGGTGACCATGCCCATTATTGAGCAGCTATGACGAGCAGTGAGCAGCCATGATTGAGCAGTCATGACAGACAGACAGACCCCATAGTCACTTTGTGAACGGGCGGTGTAGACCTACCTTCGATTCCTACTGACTGACACTCAAGTTAAGACACATATAGACACACACACATAGACTTAGAATTACAGTATAGAATATAGACTATATAGACAATACCTACGGCATAGCTTTTGACTATTGAGTGTAGGTTTCTGATAGAAACAATTGTATAGACAGACTCGCACAAACTATCTTTATAGCTGTATAATACAATCACTGTCTAACGTCAGACAGCACTTTTAAAGAGGTAAGTTACCATGTCACAAGTCTATCAAGACGTCACTGATTCAATTATCAAACAGTTAGAAGCTGGTGCTATTCCATGGGTTAAGCCGTGGAAATCTGACAGCACCGCCGATAAGAACATCATCTCTCAAAAGGCTTATCAGGGTATCAATCGTTTGATTCTTGGCATGTCAAGCATGGCACAAGGGTTTGACAATCCAGCATGGGCTTCATACAAACAATGGGAAAGCCTGGGCGCTAATGTTCGCAAGGGTGAAAAGGGTACACGTATTGTGTTTTTCACCAAAGTAGAAAAAGAAAACAAGACTACTGGTGATGCTGAGTCTTACGCTGTTCTGAAAGCCTATACCGTGTTCAATGCTGCTCAGATAGAGGGTTTAGAGATTGTCGCTGCTGAGCCTACACCAGTTGCTGAGTTCACTGCTAATCAATTAGCAGAGGAACGCATTGTCAAGACCGGTGCAGCTATCAGCCATGGCGGTGATGCTGCTTTTTATGCGCCCTCTGTTGATCGGATCCAGTTACCGCACAAAGCATCGTTTGATTGTGAGTCATCTTACTATGCAACGGCTTTCCATGAGCTGACACACTGGGCTGGTTCTGAGTCTAGGCTTGATCGTATCAAGGGTAAACGCTTTGCTGATCCGGCTTATGCGTTTGAAGAGTTAGTTGCTGAGATGGGCGCTGCTTTCCTCTGTCAAGACTATGGCATTCAGGGTGAGTTGCGTCATGCTGGATATATTCAGTCTTGGCTCAAAGCCTGTAGAGATGACAACAAAGCCATCTTCAAAGCCGCTGCACTCGCTCAAAAGGCCGCTGACTATATCAACATGCTTGACGCTACAGCGATAGCCCTTGCAGCTTGATTGATACCTATTAGCCTAGTGACAGTGGGCTAGTGGATTGTCAATCCCGACAGTCAAAACCTAAAGGACAGTAACCATGTACGCATTGATTTTAGATGGCTTCGGCAATGAAGAGACTCGCATTGTTTTGGGAGACAATGATTGTTTAGACCCTGACTGGTGGGCTGACAAGTACGCTGCTGCTGTAGGCATTGACTTGTCTTTTGACAGTGGATTGATTCCTGATGGCTGTGAAGATTTTTCGGTTGTCATAACTGAAAATCCCGACAATGGCGCAGTCTGCTGGAAGAGTAAGAACTACATGATTGTGGGGGAATAAGCCATGACCATGACCATAACCCCTACAGGCGCAGTTTCTAAGCCCAAAAAAGCCCCCAAAGCCCTTGCAATAGGCAAAACAAGGGCAAAACCTGAAACCCGTACATTCCCTAGTGGTGGTGAACGTATGTCAACC